GACGCTAAATTTGCCGAGCACTATCAGAAAACTAGAGGACGCTTTGGTGTGTGATGATTAGACTTTTAAAATTATTAGGAAATATTGTAGATCCAAGTTGGTGGACAGATCTTATTGGCGAAAAGTCAGGAGCATATGAACGTGCAAGAAAACCAAATAAGTTTAAAGAATGGAAGTTAAAACAACCTCTATGGAAACAATTTTTCATAGAAGTTTTAATGTTTACATTAATCGCACTAGCGTTTGAACCAGTGTTGAATATGTTAGGTATGTCAATGTTACCTTGGAGATGGTTTTGATGAACCTAGAAGATCAGTTTGGATTAGAACATTTACTCTTTGAACAAAGAAAATGTAAGATATGTGGTGAGACAAAAGAATTGATGAATGATTTTTATAAAACTAGAAAAGACAGGGGAAATGTGCCATCAGCATACGCATATGAGTGTAAAAGATGTTCAATTAAAAGAGTTTCTCAGGGAAGAAGAAAAAAAGAAAAGGTAGACATTTATCCTGATTGGTAGTGTTCACGTCATGTTTCCCCATTTGGAGAGGTAGCAATTTATAAATAAATTTAGTAAAACAAACGTGGAACTCGGAGAAAAACATGGCTGGCATAGGTTTAGTATCTCCAGGCGTTAAGGTTAGAGAAGTTGACCTTACGGTTGGTAGAATTGACTCCATAAGTGATCAGACAGGTGCGATAGTAGGCCCTTTTGAAAGAGGCCCTGTACTAGAACCTTTGCTTATTGAGAATGAGCAAGATATGATCGATCTTTTTGGAAAACCAAAAACAAACGATAGACAATACGAATATTGGTACACCGCTTCAAACTATCTACAGTATGGTGGTATATTAAGAGTCGTTAGAGCAGACGGTGCGAATTTAAATAACGCAAACGTGGGTGGAATGCCCGTAACACATCCAACAGGTATTGGATCAACTTCAAGTCTTAAAATTAAATCTTTTGAAGATTATCAAAATAATTACGAAGACGCTGTTACATATAGATTAGCTGCAAGAAACCCAGGCAGTTATGCAAACGGAATGAAGGTTGCATACATTGATGGTGCTGCAGATCAACAACTTCACGTCACACCTCATGTGGTGAATAACGTTAGTGTTGGTATGGGTGTTACACAACCTATTAGTGGAACAATCGTTGGCCCAGGCACAACATCAACCGCAGACGGATATCTTCAAGGTATAGTTACTGGTATTGGTGCAAGTACAGTTGATGTTAAGGTTGTTAATCGTGTATCTGCTGCTGGAACAATTTTCCCAGTAAGTTATACAGAGGACGGAATCTTCGCATTTACAACAGGAACAAAGACAAGTAATACATTACCTGGCCCTGGCGTTCTATTCTCAAGTGGTAGTTCAACAATCGCAGATCCTGATGCTGGTATTTCAACTTGTGCAACAATCTTCCAAGTTGATGACTGGTATGATAATCAGTTCATTCAATTAAAGAATGGTGCATTACAGTGGAAAGAGATTGCTGAAAAACCAGGCACAAGTGGATACTCTGCTGCGAGAAATGGTTCTAATGATGAACTTCATGTTGTAGTTGTTGATGACACTGGAAAGATTTCTGGAGCAACAGGTGCAATTCTTGAGAAGTTTACATTCTTATCAAAGGCAGATGATGCAAAGAACTCCTTTGGAGATGCAATCTACTACAAAGATTTTGTTTCAAAGAACTCTGATAACATCTTTATTGGAATCGCAACTGGAAACGGAACAATTGCATCTGGTATTGTAACTGCATTTACTCCAGTATCAACAGCTCAAAACACTTGGAGTCAAGACGCACAAGACGTAGACTTCAACTTTGGTGGTAATATACTTTACGAACTACAAGGTGGTAAAGATTACTCTGGTGTAAGTACAGAGGGTGGTTATTCAACATCTCTTGGAAACATAATGGGTGGTTATGAAATCTTCGAGAATGAGGCAGAGTATTCAGTTAACTTCTTACTTAACGGCCCTGGCATCACAGGTAGTCAAGCAGAATCACAAGCAAAAGCAAACAAATTGATTGCGATTGCAGAACAAAGAAAGGATTGTTTAGCAGTTATCTCTCCAAACAGAGAGACAGTTGTTAATGTAACAAGTGCAAAGACACAAACAACTAACGTTGTTCAGTTCTATGATCCAATCACATCATCATCTTTCGCAGTATTTGATTCTGGTTACAAGTATCAGTTTGATAGATTTAACAACAAGTTTCAGTTTATGCCATTAAATGGTGACATTGCTGGATTGATGGCAAGAACATCTGAGGAACAATTCCCTTGGTTCTCACCAGCTGGGCCTCAGAGAGGGAACATACTTAACACAGTTAAGTTAGCATATAATCCAAATAAAGTACAGAGAGACTCTCTTTATACGAAGAGAATTAACCCTGTAATCTTCTCACCTGGCGGTGGATTCCTCTTATTTGGTGATAAGACTGGACTTGCGATTGCATCTGCTTTTGATAGAATCAACGTTCGTCGTTTATTCTTGAACTTAGAGGCAAGAATTGAAATTGCTGCAAGAACACAACTCTTTGAATTCAACGATGAAATTACGAGAGCAAACTTCCGTAATATTGTTGAACCATTCCTTCGTGGAGTTCAAGCAAAGAGAGGTATTACTGATTTCGTCGTGATTTGTGATGAAACAAATAACACACCTGACGTGATTGATGCGAACGAGTTTAAGGCAGATATCTTTATCAAGCCTGCACGTTCAATTAACTTCATCGGTCTAACCTTTGTTGCAACTAGGACTGGAGTTAGCTTCTCTGAAGTCATTGGTCGAGTTTAATCAAAGTCCCACTAAATAACAAAAGGAGTTAAAAAAGAAAATGGCAACATTTAATCAAAGAAACATAACAGAGTTTCGATCTAGATTAGCTGGTGGTGGTGCAAGAGCTAACCTGTTTGAAGTTGAGATTGCTTTTCCAGAAGAACTAGGAATAAATTTAACAGACGTATCTGATAAAGTCCCATTCCTAGTCAAGGCTGCTGAGATACCAGCATCAAACTTAGGTAATATTCCAGTTCCATATAGAGGTCGTGTTCTCCCTGTTGCTGGAGACCGCACCTTTGATCCTTGGACAGTGACTATTATTAATGATACTGACTTTATAATTAGAGATGCGATGGAGAAATGGAGTAACTCAATTAATGATTTACAGACAGCTCAAGGTACAATTAGTCCAGAAGTTTATCAGAGATCTGCTCAAGTTAAACAATTAAGTAGAGAGGGAACAAACCCTGGCGATCCAGAAAAAGTTCTAAGACTTTATAATTTTGAGGGAATTTATCCTAATACAGTTAGTTCTATTCCTCTTGATTTTGGTGCAACAGATCAAATTGAAGAATTTCAAGTTACATTCAACTACCTATTCTACGAAGTAGCCTCACCAACAGGTAACTTCTAGTTGATAAATATCACAGTTTAAGTTATAATATAAATACCACTATAGGTATAGAAGTTATACTATGGCACAACTTTTTGGTTTCTCGATTGATGATTCGTATAAGAAATCAGCACCATCAGTAGTTTCGCCTGTCCCCAAAAATAATGAGGACGGTGCAGACTACTATTTGGCGTCTGGATTTTATGGGCAATATCTTGATGTAGAGGGCGTATTTAAAACAGAATATGATTTAATTCGTAGATATCGTGAGATGGCACTTCATCCCGAAGTTGATTCTGCGATAGAGGATATTATAATTGAAGCGATTGTTGCAGACCAAAATGATTCGCCAGTTCAAATTGACCTTGAGAATTTAAATGTAGGGCCAAATATTAAGGATCTTATTCGTTCAGAGTTTCAATACATCAAGGAGATGTTGGACTTTGATAAGAAAGCACATGAAATATTTCGTAATTGGTATGTAGATGGAAGAATATATTATCATAAAGTTATAGATTTAGAAAAACCAGAGGAAGGAATTAAAGAACTTAGATATATTGATGCACTTAAAATTAAATATGTAAGAGAACAAAAGAAAAAAGGTGGTGCAAATGCGATTCAATATACGCCAGGCAATAATCCAGGCGCTAATAATGATCCATTAAATGCAGATTTTGAAGGTTTAACAGAATATTTTATATACACTCCTCATTCATATCAAAAAAATCAATATGGTTCTGTTGCAGTCACAGGACAACAAAAGGATGCAGTTAAGTTTGCTAAAGATGCAGTCGCATATTGCACATCAGGTTTAGTAGATCGTAATAAACAAACTGTTCTTTCTTATCTACAGAAAGCAATTAAGGCACTTAATCAATTAAGAATGATTGAGGATAGTCTTGTCATCTATAGATTATCAAGAGCACCAGAGAGAAGAATATTCTATATTGATGTTGGTAATTTACCAAAAGTAAAGGCAGAGCAATATCTTAAAGAGGTAATGAGTCGCTATCGTAATAAGTTAGTTTACAACGCACAAACTGGTGAAGTTCGTGATGACCGTAAATTTATGAGTATGATGGAAGATTTTTGGTTGCCTAGAAGAGAAGGTGGTCGGGGAACCGAAATCACAACTCTACCAGGTGGACAAAATCTTGGAGAACTTGCTGATATTGAATACTTCCAGAAAAAATTATATCGTGCATTAGGTATTCCTGAGTCAAGAATCGCTGCTGAAGGTGGATTTAATCTAGGACGTTCATCAGAAATATTAAGAGATGAATTAAAATTTGCTAAGTTTGTAGGTCGTTTAAGAAAGCGTTTTGCTCGTATGTTCAATGACATGCTCAAAACTCAGTTAATATTAAAGAATATTGTAACACCAGAAGACTGGGATAAAATGGAAGATCATATTCAATATGATTTCTTATATGATAATCAGTTTGCAGAACTCAAAGAAACTGAAATGATACAAGGTCGTTTAGGTAATCTTGCACAAATCGAACCTTACATTGGTAAATTTTATTCAACTGAATTTGTAAGAAAGAGAATACTACGTCAAACAGATCAAGAGATAGAAGAAATTGATATGCAGATTGAAGATGAAATACAGAAAGGTATAATTCCAAATCCTGCAGAAACTGATCCAATAACTGGAGAACCATTGCCACAAGAGGG